CGATATATTGATAATGGTATCTTTCAAGGCCAAAGATAGGTGAGTTTTCAGTTGCAACATCTCGTCTAAATCTACGAGCTGCGTTAATGTCTGTGAATTCAATAGGCTTTAGAAACTGGCCTTGTAGTGTTTTGTATTGTGAGTGTTCTTGTGTTAATGCATAAAGAGTAGGACCAAAGTCTATCTTCTCTTTATAATCTTTACCATTTAAGACACCACGAATTAATAACTTGCCTTTGTGTTCAATTACATTCTTATAAAAGTTCATTCTTTCTCAACTTCACCGTTACATTATTTAAACTATCATCTAATTGTATTTGGCAGGCCAACCTTGACTTGCCTTCAATATAGTCTTTTTCATATTCTAATAAATCTTGTTCTAAAGAGTTTTCTTGTATTTTTAACCTATCACACCATACATCATCCACATAGATATGGCAAGTGCCACACGCTTGACAACCACCACAATCAGCAGGAATTTCTGGTAAATCCAGTTCTTTCGCAGCTTCCATAACGGTATAGCCAACAGGCATATCTACCGAAAGTGTTTCGGTACCTCTTATAAAATTAACTTTTACCATTACGGTAATTTAGTTTCAGTAATTAGTTCTTTGTTTGGTGTTAAAATACTACTTGTATTTGCTTGATATGATTTTAAAATATCATCTTTTGGTTTTACAATTGTAACCACTTTATCTGTGTCAAATGTAATTTTTTCATCTGCCGAATATGGCATATAAGGGGTCATCATTAATTGTACAGGTTGACCTGGTTGATTACGCATTGGTATAATTACAAATGCCTTTTCAACTTCAATCACATCACCTTTTGTTACTTTACCGATAACATCTTCACCGGTAATCATTCTTACTATTTTCACTTCACTCATATTATCTCCTAGTCTATACTATATTTAGTTGTTACGATATATCTCCTTGCTGGGTTAATCATAACATTTACCCGTTTCATAAATCCACGGTTCATCAAAATTAGAGACCTCTCATCTCTATCGTCTAGTGTAAATTTTACATCTTTGTAAACTGTACCTAAAAATTCTACATCTAATTGTATCACATATCTTTCTTCATCATAATCACGCATACCACCAACACCTACTTTAATTTTTTCAAGTATATCTGAGGTAATGGTTTTACCTAATAAAGTCCAAGTAATCTTTTTACCATTTACTTTAAACTTGTCTGCGTGAATAACAGCAAATGCTGAATTACCTGTATCCCATTTTGCTTCAATTTCACCAAATGGTTTGATATTAACAATTTCTCTATGGCCAATTTCTGTTGGCACTTTAAATCTGTTTTTTGGGTCTTCAAAATGTTGAATGACCTGTTTAATTAAATTTTCTCCAGTAGCTTGCTCAATACCTTCCGTACCTGGCGAGCTGTTGACTTCAATAACATATGGTGGTATTTTTTCTCTATTCTTACTAGGAATAAAATCAACGGCAACATAACTACCGTTAACAGCCTTAGCCGCAAGTATGCACTGTTCAATCTCCAACTCCGTAAGTTTGAACATCTTAACTTTTCCACCTTGTGAGAAATTTGACCTAAAATCACCTTTGATTACCTCTCTTTTCATAGATGCTAATATTTTACCACCTAAAACTAATACTCTAATATCACCATCAGTTTCAATATATTCTTGTATTAAAAGTTCTGCGTCATCATCTGTTTTATATTGTAACTGTACAATACTATCTAATGACCTTTCACTTTCAATAAACAATACACCAACACCTTTACTACCTCGTAAAGTTTTCATAATGATAGGATAATCTCTATCTAAATTTTCAACTGCTTTTTCCACACCGTCTTTGTTTGGTATTAATACTGTGTGTGGTTGTGTTAAACCATAATCTGCAAGTCTTAAATAAGTTCTATATTTGTCAGCACAAATATTTACACATTGTCTGCTGTTAACACAGGCAACACCAGCTTTTTCTAATTGAGATAATAAGTCTAACCAGGAATCTTTTCTTGTAACAGAACCACGGACAATTGCAACTGTATTTTCATCATTGATTTCAAAACCTTTATCATCATCTATATTATGAATAGTTTTGATACCGTCTTCATTTTTAATATATGCACCATCAATAAAGACTACATAAGTTTTATGACCTAACTTAGGTCCTTCTTCTTGTATTCTTTTTGCTGTATGGAATAGTTCAGAATTTTCTGGTTCATCAGATAGTACCAGTATTCTTAACTTATCAGCACCCTTGGCTTCAGTAATGTAATCTCTAAACTTGTGTACTTGCATTGTTACTATCTTCTGGTTTTTTGCCTATATTATATTTAGCAACCAGGTTCCAATCATTCTTTTCTTTAAAAGGTAAAACTTTAATTTGGCTTAACGGTGCCTTGTTTTCTACCATTGAGGTTTTAACAACCTCTATTAAATTCCAGTCTTGTAGTAATAATGCAATTGTATTTCTTCTTTGAATATCATTCTCAACTAATGTTGATTTCTTACCATCTAAAGCAAACAATTCTTTAAAGTGTGTAATGTAATACTTACCTTGTTTGTGTAAAATATGACAAGATTGGTATAATGTTTTATCTTTACGACTAGCAACACCAATTCTTGTTAGAGTTTCTCTAACTTTTAAAAAGTCGTCTGGTTGCTTGATAGTGACTTCTAACATATCACTTTGCGACCAACTAATAATTTCTTCACTCATTTTTTTCTCCCACCTTTCGTCAGGCTTAATTTAATATCATCAATTTGGCCGTCTGAAAGTAGGTTAAGAGCTTCTTTTGCTTTTTGATTACTATAACCATAATACTCTTTTACTATCTCTAGGTCTTTAACTTTCTTTTGCGAAAGCCATTTCCCACCAAATCGCTTTTTCTTTCTGATACTATTTATAAAATAGTGAAATTGCAATCGTTTAGGCAAGAAATGTAAACCATTCATCTCATTGGAATGCATTATGGTATCATAAAACATAGAAAGACACCTGTTAATAATAAAAGGTGGATACTTTTTCTCCCATGTAATATCGTCTGTATCTAACAATGGTTCTTTAGTTTCATTGATAGCTTTTAAATAGTCTTTTAACTCGTACATTATTTAAACTTACAATTAGCCATGATTTCAGTTAAACAAGCAACCATATTAATTTCCTGGTCAGCAACAAAAGCGGACTTGTATTGGTAACCTGCAAGAATTAATATTGATTGAGGAACAGATTGTGGTTCTAGTGCTGAATACATCAACTCATAGATACTAGTAAACAAAGATGATGGTTCTTTGTCAAGGTTATCAATGACCCACTTACGCATATCATTAAACCTTTTTTCTTTTAATACTGTTACTAGTTCTTTTGTATTTGCCTCAGATAAACTAAACAAAATACCACTGTCAATCTTACCTCGTACAGAATATCTTTGTAGTTCATTAATAGTTCTACGGAAGTCTGGATAATATTTCTGAATTAACTCAGCAAGAACCTTGTTATCGTATTCAATATTTTCATCATCAAGGACTTTACCAAGTCTTTTCATTAACGCTTGTGCTGTTTTTACTTTTTGGCCATTCTTAATAGCAAAATCAATTACAGTACAACGACTATGTAAAGCAGGTAAAATCTTGTTCTTGTAATTACAAGTAAAGATAAATCTACAATTTTTGTAAAATGTTTCAATGAAATTACGCAAGGCAGGTTGTACGGACTCGGCATTCATATAGTCTGCCTCATCTACAATAACTACTTTGTGATTAGATTGTTCGGTAAGAGATACAGTTGAAGCAAAGTTTTTAATCTTGTTTCTTAGTGTATCAATTTGACGGCCTTCATCTGAACCGTTAATGATAATATAATCTGCACCTAGTTCCTCACACAATGCACGAGCAACGGTAGTTTTACCAGTACCTTGTGTACCAGATAATAACAGATTAGGTATTTCTTTTTGTTTTAGAAACTCAGTAAATGTCTTTTTAATATCTTCACTTAAAATACACTCACTGATTTTTTTAGGACGGTATTTTTCCACCCACAAATATTCTGACATAATATAAACTCCACTTTATTCATTATTTAGTATCTTCATCATAAGAAAAGGTAACTTCATATCCACCTTTTCTGTCTGTCCACCAATCA